TTATGGCAAATGAAGATAATTTAAAAAAGTTTAGTTCTGAATACCAACCTGAAAAAAATGGCAGACCAAAGGGAAGTAAAAACCGAGCTACAATAGTTAAGAAATGGTTAGAGGTAAATCAAAACTTAAAGAATCCTTTAACAGGTCAAGATGAATTTTTAACTCAGGAAGATTTAATTCATTTAGCAATTATCAAAAGGGCAAGGGATGGTAATGTAAACGCTTACAATGCTTTAATGGATAGTGCCTATGGTTCTCCAGCTCAAACAGTAAATCAAACAATAACTGAATATCCTATATTCCCTGGAATAGATTTGAATGTTGATAAAGACGACAGCTCAGCGGAAGATATTTAAACTCAAAAAAAGGGTTAGAATTGTTCGTGGAGGTACTTCAGCTTCCAAGACATTTAGTATTATACCATTCCTAATTACTCACGCTTACAACGAACCTAATAGCGAAATAAGTATAGTTGCTGAAACCATTCCACATTTAAAACGTGGTGCCTTAAGGGACTTTTTAAAAATAATGGATTTAGTCGGTTTGTATAACGATGCAAGTTTCAACAAGTCAAGTTTAATTTATACGTTTCAAAATGGTTCTTATATTGAATTTTTTAGTGCAGATAGTGAAAGCAAATTAAGGGGTGCAAGGCGTGATGTATTATTTGTAAACGAGTGTAATAACATAACTTGGGAAGCATACTATCAATTAGCCATTCGAACTCGAAAGTTTATTTATTTAGATTACAATCCTGTTTCTGAATTTTGGGTGGATAAAGAATTGATTAATGATGTTGATTCCGAAATGGTAATACTTACCTACTTAGATAATGAAGCACTTGACAAATCAATAGTTAGGGAAATTGAGAAAGCAAAAGAGAAAGCTAAAACAAGTAAATACTGGGAGAATTGGTATCGTGTATATGGTCTTGGCGAAATCGGTACATTACAAGGAACGGTCTTTGAGAATTGGTCTATTGCTCCTTCCATTCCTAAGGATGCTGAATTGATTGCTTATTCTTTAGACTGGGGATATTCAAACGATCCTACAGCATTGGTAGCTTGTTATAAGTCGGGACAACAATATTACTTCGATGAATTGATATATCAAACTAAACTAACTAACTCAGATATTATTGACAAACTAATTAAACTCGGAGTATCGGAATATTCTGATATAATAGCTGATAGTGCCGAACCTAAGTCAATAGAAGATTTAAGGCGTAGAGGTTTCTCGGTTAGTCCAGCTAAGAAAGGACCGGATAGTATACGTGCTTCAATATCTTTATTGCAAGAGATACACTTTAAGGTAACTGAGAATAGCACCAATTTAATTAAGGAGTTAAGGAACTATTGTTGGGATGTAGATCGTGATGGAAATAAAATGCAGAATCCAGTTGATGACAATAACCATGCTATTGATGCTATTAGATATTTGGCAATGAATAAGTTAAGTAGCTTATCAGACTGGATGGACTTTGAGTAGTTGGCTACAATTTGTAACCAACTGATTTGAATAATTAATTTAAATCCTAACCAATGGTTTGGAAAACAAAAGTAAAATTTTAAACATTATATAAGTATGATTCCAACAAATGTAAATAACCTAACAATAAAGGAGTTTATTGAATACGAAAATATAAGAACTTCAAGTTTAGAAAACATTGATAAGATAATTCAGATAGCTTCGAGCTTTACTGACGTTTCAGTATCGGAATATGAGAATATGAGTTTTAACGAACTTGAAAAAGTAAAGCATAAAGTATTACTACTAATTAATTCAAAGCCGAACACAAGGTTAAAGAATACGTTTTGGCACGATGGGAAAAGATACAAAGCTTGTAAAGATGAAAAGGATTTTAAAACAAATCAATATACTGCATTAAAGCAATATGAAACCGATGTAATTAATAACTTGCATAAAATATTAGCTTTGATATATGTTAAGTGTCCGGTATTCAGTAAGTATAAATTTAACTCCGATAACGTTGAAGAAATAAGCGATGTTATTTATAATTATGGAAAGGTAGGTGATGTCTATGGCACACTTTTTTTTTACTCCAGCAGGTCCGAAAAATTGAAAGCGGATTTGTTGAACTCTTTGGATCAAGTTCAGAAGGAGATAGCGATACACATGGAGGAAGTGAACAGGGAGTTAAAAGCTTCAGAAAAGAATATGGTTGGTACTTTATAATTGATTCGATAACAGGTGGCGATCCATTTAAAGAAGATGAACTAATGGAGTGGTCGATTGCAAGGTTTTTAAATCGAATACAATACATGAAACATAAAGCGGAGAGTGAACAATTTGCACAATCAATAAATGAATGAAGTTGAAAAAATATTAGAAGCTTTCGGTACTAAGGTAGTCGAAGATTTACGTAAAAGTTTATCGGATAAACTACAAGCTAAAGCAGCATTCTATCAAAGTAAATATAAAGGTGCATCACCTAATCCTGGAGAAAGTGCTTTGGGTGCTTCAATTAAATATAGGGTTGTAGATTCGGCTGATGGTATTAAATTAAACATTTATTTGAATGATTATTGGGAAGCTGTTGATACAGGTCGTAAACCAGCTGGAGTTAGTCAAGGTGCAAGAATAGATAAATGGATAAAGTCACGTAACTTAATACCAGGTTTTCAAACTAACAATTTAAAAGATAGGTTAAAAAGACAAGCTGAAAATAAAACTAATAGAAAAAAGAAAGTGTTAAAGGTAATGAAGTTTTCAGAAGCTGTAAAAGCAATGGACTTTTTAGTAAGAAGAAAATTAAAAGATAAAGGATATTGGGGGATTCACTTTTTTGATGAGGTTGTAAACGATGGAAGGCAAGAGCAATTAACAAAAGATATAGCAGCAGCTATGAAAAAAGATATAGAAATAATAATAAAGACAAATAGATATGGCGATAACAATACTTAGTAAACCAACAGACGCATTATATTACGGTTATATACCTTGTTATAATAATCAATGGTTTGTAGCTTCGAGTTCACAAACAGGAGCAGCTAACTTTAAATATTACATTGTAGTAACTGATATATTAAGTGGTTATAGTGTAACCGAGAAGTTTTTACCTAATCCTAGTGGCAAGCTTCAATTCGATGCTTCAAAGTTTAGTGAGTTATTAATGACTAATTACATTCCTGTTAATGTTTATGGGTTCCAACAAAATACAAGTATTCGTAAGATACGAGTAAACATCGGTGAAATATATGGGTCTACTTTACCAGGAACTATTTACTCGGGTAGTAATATTGATTACATTGTTTGGAATGGTAGTTTAGAAATGCTTACATTTTCGCAATACAACAGTAAAAATTATACTTGGGATTTAAGTACAAATCCTAATCTTAATTATCCTGTTTTGTTATCTGATTTAGCAGATGACTACACGTTTAATAATAGAAGTAACTTTTTATATTGGATGGTTCTTGAAGGTCAAACTGATTTACCTAAAATATATTTAAGAACTTATAATGCTGCTGGATCGGTGTTAAATACTTATACGATTACAAACGGATATAATTCAACTGGAGCTTATCAAACTAATATGGTATGTATTGATGTCGGTAAAAAAGGGATTGATGGGATTAATGCAAGTTACTTAGTAGGTGTTGAATATTACGATATAATGGCTGAGGTATCTTCAGAATTAGCTCCATTCAAAATTAAAAGATATACAATAAAATGCAGTCCAAGATTTGATGTTTATACACTTCATTATTTATCGACTACAGGAGCTTATGAAACTTTACATTGCAGCAAGGTATCTGAATTAAACTCTACTAAAACAAGTACTACTTTTAAACGTTCACCCTGGACCAATGTAAGTAATGTAATGACTTTGGATTATTCGGTAGCTGTAGAACAGCCAACTATTGTAAACGTTCAAAATGGATTAAAGTTAAATAGCGACTGGGTTACTAAGGCAGAATTAATAAAGTATAAAGATTTGTTTTCTTCACCCGATGTTAAATTAGATTTAGGAACTGCTCAGGGTTATGCTTCGGTAAAGGTAACTAATGGAACTTATGTCTCTAAGAATAACGATAAGCTAAGAAACTTAACTTTTGATTTATTATTTACTCAC